TCCGGCATACACCTATTTATCGAGTAGTTTTTTCACCATTTCTTTCAATTCTGCAATTTCAGCTGCTTGCGCTTCAATCTTAGCATCTTGTTCTTTGATTGCTTCAATAAACAACGGAGCAAGTTTTTCATACTTAACTGTGATATAGTTTTCGCCTGATTTACTCTTATACTCTTTTGCTTCGCTATCCCATTCTGTATCAAATGGTGCTTTCGCAATTGCTTGTGGTAACACTGCTTCAACTTCTTGTGCAATAACACCAGCATCGTTTTTCATTGTTACTGGATGGAAACCTAAATCATTAACTTCTGCTTTCCAATCAAAGTTTACACCATGTAGAGATTTTACTTTATCCAATGCGTTTTCAATTGGAACAATGTTTTCTTTGAGTCGTCTATCAGATGAATAAGCAGTAACTTCGCCTACAGCACTAAGACTACCACCCATTTGAGCATTGTTGTTTGTTAAGTTCCAATAAGCTGGCCACTGACTGTTTACCTGTGTCCAACTGGTTGAGTCATCTGCACCACGTAGAATATAGAACAAGTCGCTATTGGTATGTAGCATAGCAACATTGTGATCAGTATCACGGAAATATAATGTTGGTGATGTATTTCTGATGTAAATGTTTTGACTTGCTGTAGCAGTGCTTCGTATAAAGCCTGTGCTGTCAATACCATCGAGTGTATCAGCATCAGAAGCTGTAACACCAGTAATACCACTACCGTCACCTGTAAATGTAGCGGCTGTTATATTGCCAGTAATGTTAATACTACCTGCGCCGCTGATTGTTCCAGAGAAGCTGTCGTTTGCATCACTGCGTAAGAAACTACCGCTATCTACTCCGTCCAATGTATCTGCATCTAGTCCACTTGCAGAGCCATCATTACCAGCATGCCAAACTGTATAATTTGTTCCGCTAACATTGTAAGTTAAACCATTTACACCACTGTTGATATCAAGATATTCATCAGTTCTATCATTGTAGATACGCATTGCTCCACCATTTACATACTGAATATAACCTCTGCGAGTTCCTGCTTGATAGAAACTAATGTATGGACTTTGTGTCGAACCTTGTGTTTGCAAACGTAGTTGCTCACTGTTGTTGCGATTTATTGTAAGCAATCCTGTTGTAGTATCGTTTTCATCACTGCGTAAGAAACTTGCGCTATCAATGCTGTCTAGGGTAGCAGCATCAACACTAGTTAATCCACTACCATTACCAGTAAATGTGCTTGTGCCAATGTTGATGTTTCCAAAATTACTGCTAATGCTACCTGCATCAAGTGCACCAGTTCCTGTTAAGTTGCTGTATGTTCCGTCAATACGTGCATTTGGAACAGTTCCTGTGCCTAAGTTGCTTGCATTTAGGCTTGTAAGTCCGCTACCGTTACCGTTGATTGTGCCATTTACATATACATCTTTAGCAATGCCAACACCACCGTCTACAATAAGAGCACCATTTGTTGAAGCTGTTGATTGTGTTGTATTATCAATGTTAACAACTGTTGAACTGTTAAAGTTAATGCTTACACCATTGTCTGCACCAATTGTATCCAATGCAATGCTACCAACATTAGTAATGTTATTATCGTTAAAGCTGGTTGCACCTAAACTTACACTACCTGTCGCTGTAAGATTATCAGCACCAATATTAATTGAACCAAATCCGCTAGTGATACTACCTGCATCAAGTGCGCCTGTGCCTGTAATATCTAATTGGTGCTGAACAACACTGCTTGAACTGATTCTACCATCTGGAACAGTTCCGCTTGTCAAATTGCTTGCATTGAGTGCAGTTAAGTTTGTGCCTACACCACTGAAACCATTTGTTCCGCTATATGTAAAACTTGTGGTAGTAACAGTTGTGTTAACACCAGGAATACTTAAACTATTGTTTGATGCATTACCAATTTGCATAAAGTTGCTTGTTGTGTTTGTAGCAGTTTCAATACCTTTACCAATCAAGATATTGTTACTACCCGAAGTAAGTGTTCTACCTGTGCTTGCACCAAGCACTGTGTTATCACTACCTGTAACAATCTTAAGAGCTTGATATCCTACACCGGTGTTATCATCACCAGCTGTGCTGTTTGCCATTGTGTCTGCACCAACACTGGTGTTGTTATTACCTGCATTGGTTCTTTGTTCTTGGCTGTCTGAACCAATAGCAGTGTTATTGTTAGCACTTGTAAGTGCGCTCAGTGCCACATAACCTACAGCAGTGTTTTTATCACCGCTTAGAGCACCATGTATACTACCACTACCAATACCAGTATTATATTGTGCACCAGTAGTAATACTATCACCATCGCCAAATATTAAGTTGGTTGATTCAGCTAATGCACCTTGACCAATTCTAAATCCATTTACAGTAATATCGCTTGTAAATGTTTTACCTGCTTGACTAGTTGGCAATCTAGCATCGTTTACAGTTCCACTTGACAAGTTAGTTGCATTAAGTGTTGTGAGTCCGCTACCGTTACCGTTAAGTATTCCACCTACGTGTAAGTTTTTAGCAATACCAACACCGCCATCTACTATAAGTGCACCATTTGTTGAAGCTGTTGATTGTGTTACATTGTCAATGTTTACAACAGTTGAACTTGCAAAGTTCATACTTGAACCATTGTCTCCGCTGATTGTATCAAGTGCTATGCTACCTACATTAGTAATATTATTATCACCAAAACTTGTAGCACCTAGTGTAATAGTTCCTGTTGCTGTAAGATTGCTTGTTCCAATATTAATGTTACCAAAGTTGCTTGTAATACTACCACCGTCAAGTGCGCCAACATTTTGCAAACTACTGTTAATAACATTTGTTCCAAGTGTATTTGCACTTAGAACTTCTGTGTTATTAATGCGATACACTTTTCCGCTTATGATGTTTACATGCTCACTGAAGTCCCAACTATCGTTAGCATTTGACCATGTAATAGTATGATCTGTTGCGCCTTTAAGTGTAATACCGCCGCCATCTGCTGTAGTATCAGTTGGAGTAGCGACAGTTCCTAATTCAATGTTTTTGTCATCAATTTGTAGTGTAGTTGAATTAAGAGTAGTTGTTGTTCCGTTTACAGTTAAGTCACCTGTTACAACAACATCACCAGCTATGTTAGTGTTACCAGTTGCATATGCAATAGTAAATTTAGTTAAACTATCTCCAAAACTTAAATCACCAGTTGCACCAATTTGCATACGCTGAGTGCCTGCTGTTAAAAAATCGAGCTCGTCATTATCGGCACCAGCACTTGTCTCTGGTCTAATAAGTGTGTCTTGGTCAACGTCTTTAACACCACCTAGTGAACCCCAGTTACTTCCATCGTAACCTTCAAATGTGCTGTCGCTTGTATTATAGCGAATTTGACCTTGTGCAGCAGTTACATATATACCTGCTTCACCTGGACGCTGCGCACTTGTTCCTACAGGAACTTTTATACCAGTTGTATCTGTGAACTTTGTATATCCAGTTACAGTCATAACACCTTCTGTATCAATACGCATACGCTCTGTAATGGTTTGTAGTGCTTCTCCTGTAGTGCTTTCTTCGCCAGTTTCAACAATAAAGTCGCCGCCGGTTGCATTACCAGTTCCAATGCCTGGACGTAGCGTCAAAGAACCGCCGCTTATATTTGTGCCAATGCCGCCTTCGCCTTTAATTAGTGCAGGTAATGGACTTGTTCCGAATTCACCACCACCAATTACAACGTTTTGGTTTTTAATAACAATAGTATTTTCTTTTGATATTGTTCCAATCTGTGTCACAGCTGGATTAGCGTTTACGTTGTTGTTTGTTCTAATTGTAAAAGAAGTAGCATTTTCAGTTGCACCAATAACCGGCCATTGTCCGTCAAGATTTGCAATCCCACTACTTGCAACAATAACTGTATCTCCTACTCTAACACCAAGTGTTAATGGTGTATTTGTAAAAGTAATAGTTGTTCCTGTTAAAACACTACCTGTTAAATCTTGGCTTAAAAATACTTCGTCATCTGTGATACCAGTTACAGTTGTGTTAGCTGGAATACTACCACTACCGGCCACAGTCATGCCAAATGCAACTTGAGAGGTATCACCAAACAACAATACCTTTTCGCCGTTTGCACTTGCAGAAGAAGTTGATAAATTAATAGCTGATAAATTAACAACTACATCTTGAGTGTTAGTTGCTTCATATGTATCAACACTTGTGCTAATATTTCTGCTATCACTGTTTTTACCTATTTTTACATTTTCAGCATCGCCACCAATTTCGAGTGTAGAAACGTTTTGATTGTAAACTTGGCCTAGTGATGTGCTGCTAGAACTTAGTTTAGCTGATCCAACATCCAAACCTTCTGCAAGATCAAGTGCTGTGCCCCATTCGGGGGTAACACCATTTGATTTTAAGAATGTGTTAGCTCTACCAATGTTAAGTGTATTCAAACTTGCAGCTGATTGTGCATACAAAAGATCACCAATTGCATAAGTTGTGATATTGGTTCCACCTCTATTAACTGGCACAGGACTAGTTAGGTTAGCAGGGTTTAAGAAATAAGCACTATCCAAGCTGTCCAAGGTTCCTGCATCTACAACACCGTCTTTGATGAAAACTTCACCACTACCGTTTGAGTTAACATCAAATTGGGTTTGTAGGAATCTACTTGTTCCAAGTGTTGAGAATGTTCCAAGTGGATCGTAGTCAGCGTTAGCTATACCAATGTTTACTGGATCACCGTAGAATTCAGCATTTGAACTTGATCCTGTTAAGGTGATTGGGTTATCTGTTGTGTTTGCTTTTTTTAGACTTTGAACAACAGTGTCATATCTGCTATCACCAAATAGAACTGTGTCGCTATTAGCAACCCCACTTGAACCAAGTCTACTTGGAGAAATAGTTCCAGAAATAATGTTTTCTGCATCAATATTTATAGCAGCTAGTGTGTTCCAGTTTGACTTAATTCTACTTGAAGTGTTTACAATTTCAGTTACTCTTGTATTACTTGGCGTAATTCTTGCAGCACCTACACCTTTTGTTCCGATGTCTTTTCTGTTTGTAACAAGTCCGTTAATACTACTCAACGCATCTGAACGTAGTGTGTGTAATGTAAACGAGTTTGTAGTTACTGATCCTACAAAGAATCTTGATCCGTCTACAATTTCTTTACCGTCAATGTTTGGAAGAGCGTTAGAAGTAGACCCATCTGTTAATGTGTTAATTCTTATAGCATCAGCTGTTGTAAGTCCGTGGTTTTGAACTATAATACTATCGTCTGTTAAGTTAACAGCATGTCTACTAAAATTATGATTGTTGTTTAACGGAGTTGTTAGGAATTCAATTTTATTTAACAAACTGTAATCTTCGTAGACTTCGATAGTATCGACATCAATGCGTTTAGCATAATACACACTACCATTTAAAAGACCGCCAATAGCAACATTGCCCAATGTATCGTATGTAAGCGGATCGCCGTCTAGCAATCCGTGTCCAGCAATAGTAATTCTGTTTGTAGTGTAATCAACACTACCACCACCTGCAGTTGTGCCTGCTAAGAAGTTCAAGCTAATTACATTGTCAAGTCCTATATCAAATGAATTGTTTACAGCATCAACGTCTTCGATAAAGTCAATACTTGAACTAGATGCAACAAACAATTCTCCGCCAAGAATATTTACATATATACGTTTTTCTATAGCAGATACATCTATTTCAAAACTACTACCTGTGCCACCTATGTCTGCTGCGTTTGCACTTAATCTATCTCCAACAACATACCCTGTGCCACCTCTCCTAAGGTCTACATCGCTTACTGCGCCTGCCGTTACAGTAATATCTGCTTTTGCACCTGATCCAACACCTGTTATACTTGTTAAAGAAACATTTTCGTAAATTTTATTACCTTGTGTTGGAGTATACCCGCTACCGCCAGTGATATTTGCGTTGTCTACATTAACAGCAACACCGTATCTTTCTTCTGTAACTGCACCTTGTGCATTACCGTCAGCACTTGTTACAACACTGAAAACATTGCCTGTTCTACTAATAGTTGAAACATCTATACCAATATTAGCAATCGTAAAAGAAGTCGATGTAGGAGTAGATAAAACTTCGCCGTTTACGTTGAATGTCTCGTCTTCAACACATTCGACTCTTACTTGGTTACCAACATATAATCCATGAGCAGAACTTGTAACAATAGTTTGAATATTACTTGCTCTAGATACACTACTTAGACTTACAATTGTAAAATTATAATCAAGAGAAGGATCTAATATCAAATACTGACTGGTGTTGGAACTTTTTAGGAAGTAGTTGTCAATAATAGCAGTTGATGCACCTTTGCTTGTTGGATAAACTCCTGAGTCTACACCATCAACAAACAAGTTTAAGTTGTTTGTGATATCCCAAGGATCGCCAACACTGTCGTCTGTTTCGTCCCAAGCAAGTCCTGTTGTTGCAACTAAAATATTTCCACTGGTGCTAAATGTTCCTTTTGCGTATCCAGTAGCACCAGTTACACCTGGTTGTGTAATAACTGCACCATCTGATGCTGTGATATTGCCACTAAGAGTCAATTGGACTTGTTCAAAGTTTTCTGTTCCGATATCACCAGCAGACAAATTAACTGCTGGAATTTCGTCGACTTGTGTTAGTCTTGAATTATATCCTTCTGTGTTTGTGTTGGTAAACTGACGTGTTGCAGGAATAAGTTCGCCGTTGAGCTGACCATTTGTGTTCAACTGAACAATAGCACCTGGAACAGCAGCAGTTGACACAGTTTTGTCAACAAAGCCACCTAACCTGTTTGAAATAAAACTTCTTACTGCTAATTGTGTTGAAAGTCTAGCATTACTCGGGCCGCCAATTTCGTCATCACCCAAGTTCACATCTGTTGAAATTTCTTCAATAGCAACATTAGACAGACTTAGTTTTAGAGCATCTAGTTCGTCCACCTGAACTTTGTTTCTAAATGTAATGTTACCAGTTCTGTTAAACGCTGTAATAAAGTCACCAACTTTAAAGTCACCAAGTTCGTTTGTTCCTGATGAATAAACTCGTCCTGGCAATTCTTCGTATTGTTCGTATTCTGCTCTTGTGTTACCACCGTTTTGTGGAAGTGCGTTATAGTCTGTTCCTGAACCAGCATATTCCCAAGTGTGTGCAGATGAGTTAACAATACTCGGTCTGTGGAACCATATTTGTTTTTCTGGTAGATTGGCAGTATTTGTAACACTGCTACTACCGTCTGTAGCTGTAATAGAGAATGTTGCTGTGCCTAATCCAGTTTTTGCAGATACTTCATTGATTGCAATAGTTGTATTTGGACTAGGAGAATGGTCTTGTGTAATTGTGCTGGTTGCATCAAATTGAATTCTCAATACGCTTGATCCTACAGCTACTTCTTCAATACTTACAATAAGTCTACGTTCTTCTGGTTCCCAACTATGCACAAATGCACTGTTGTTGTTTGCACCTGTTGTTCCTTGAATTGCTCTACCAGGAACAAAATAATAGCTTTCAGATCCTGATTCGAGAATCAATGTTTGATATGTTTGGTGTGAACTTAAAATTTCTTCAACATAGAATTCTATAATGTCTGTTCTAAAAATATGTGTGCCACTATTTGTAGCATTTGTAAATAGATCTACTGGAAATTCTAAGCTGTCATCAAATGTTAAACTGAATGTATTTTCATCTAACACATTAGCATAGTATGTTTGTTCGTCGTTTAAACCACCAATAGACGGATTTCCATTGTTATCGTAAATTAATTTTTCGCCGTTTGTAAATCCATGTCCGGTAATAGTAAACACACCTGTGCCTAAATTAATATCTGTGGCCGCATTAAAGTTTGTTGTAGTAGGAGTTGGAATAAAGCTGTTTGTTATATCGCCTTCACTTGTTACTTCTGCAGGTGATGGAATTTCTTCTGGAGCTCTAATTGCTTCACTTACAATATTAAATCTACCTTGGACAAAATCTTCAATAGCAGTTGTAATTCCAGTTTTACCTGTAATCACTGCATTTGTATAAGTAGCAGCTTGTTGGATAGCTGCAATTGTTTGCAATTCTTCGCCTGCAAATACACTTCTAGTTGAGTCTGCTAGGTTGGCAGTAAAGTAGCTTAAACCTGCACTACGAGAATATCTATTACCTGTATCCCAAGTGTCTTTTGCTACTGCATCAATAATTAATTTTGTATCACGTAAACATTTGCTTTGATCGTATGTAAAGTTATACCATTTTGCTGCATCAATACTTTCGTTAATATAACGTGTGACTCTTTGCGCAATGTTTGCTTGTCCAACTGCGTCTAATCTGATAAAGTCATCTTGTAATGTTTGTGATACACCTAATGCATTTAAATCAGGCTCAATTAGAGTTATATCAACTGTGCCATCTTGATCTAAATAGCCAACAATTTCTCCAATTCTTGCTTCAACAAAAGACTCTTCAGTTACAGTTGCTGGTGTTCCGCTAGTGTCTTGTGTTAAAACGTTTCCTGTTGAAACTGCTACTGCTGTTTCTGTAACAATTTCACCAACAACAATTTTTAACCTATTGTATGCTGCAATAGTTTCATCTTTTTCACCTGACCCAAATTGTGCATTTGTTCCAACAAAATATTGTATAGCTGCATCTATAGTTTGTAAGTTACCATTAGTAGATAAGTCATACACAAGTGCATCAATAATCAAACCAACATCATTTTCACATTTTGCTGCGTTGTATGTAAACGTAGTTGAGAATGGAGCAGTTCCTGCTGAAACTTGACTTGCAATCCATGCAGTAATTTCTTTTTTAATAAATTCTTTGTTTGCAATAAGTTGGTTTCTTGCATTTAATGCATTTGTATTAATTGCAGTTGGTAATACTCTAGCGTCTACTAAATCATCTCCAGCAACACTTGCACTACTTCCAGCATCTAATACTTCTACTATTTCGTCCCAAAGTGCATCAGATCTTGATTCAAAAGTTGCATCTTGTATAATTTGTGCTGTAAATGTTTTAGCATTTTGGTAAGCATCAATATGTTGCTCTTTTTGAGTAGCAAAAAGAGTTGGATCAAATCTACCGTTGAAGTAAGTTAATACAGATGAAATAGTTCTAGCATTAGAATTTAATGCAGCGTCATATCTAATAGCATCTACTAATAGCCTTGTATCTCTTGCGCATTTTGCTTCGTTATAACTAAATCCTGCGTAGATACTTGGCGAGCCAGCTGCATTAGAAACTTGTAAGTTTACCCAATCAACTACATCTTGTGCAATTTCATCTCTTTTATTATCAATTAATAGTTTTGCAAATTTATAACCAGGATCTCTAAAACGCAAAACAAATTCTTCAACTGGAGCATCTCGATTTATACCCGTAATAGTAATAGTTTGTTTACCTTCACTAGCACCAGTTGACACAACATGAGCACGGTCAAATTCAAATGCTTTAGGCGAATAGCCTGAACTTCGTAGCGCATATAAACCAAAGTTTGTAGCAGAGTTGGTAATAGAACAATATCCGCCTGATTGTGTATAAACACCATTGAGTAGGAAAATTTGGAAACAAGACACGATCTGTGCATAAGCATCGTTAAGTAGTCGCCAACCTGTGCCTCCAAATGAAAGCATGGTATATGCGTTAGCAACCATTGATTTACCTTGTTCAGGTATAGAACCAATGACTGGATTCTCAGCCTCAATATTGTAACGTGGAACGTTTGGAGATTCAACTAATGCACCGTCAATTTTAGCACCACTACCTCCTAAGAACGAAATAATTGAACAGTTCTGTGTATATGGAGAAGTAACAATTGTTGGTTTTGTATTTGGCAAGTTTGTATATTCAGCACGGTCAGTTACATCAGTAGCATTTGGATCGTCAAACACTGTAGCGTAATCCCATGTAATCAACGGAACTTGGTTATCATCAACCCCGTCTCTAAATGTAAATTCACCAAAGTAACATGCGTTACGAACACGTAGCATGTCCAAGTTAGCATTTGCAGGACGGATAATACAACCACGCAAACCGTCACCTTTGATAACAACGTTATCAGGAACAATAACTGGGTTATCTTCTGTGTAGTCACCAACAGCAACTTTAATGTTTACTCTAGTTCCGTTGACTAAGCCGCTAGGGTTATAAACTAATGCGGAAGCAAGTTTACATGCTCTTTTAACAGTTTTTACCGGAGCACTCTGTCCGTCATTAGCGTCATCACCTTGTTCAGCAGAAACGTAGATAACGTTACCACCAAATACGTCAGCATCAGCAAATTCTAGTTGTCCGTTACCATCTGTTTTAAGTATTTGTCCAACAGTTCCATTGACAAGAGGCAGAGTCAAATTATAACTATTAGGCAAGTTGTAAGGTGCTTGAATACTAATACCATCTTCACCAGATGCAATACTTTCACGCCAAGTAATTTTACCAAAATCTTCCATGTCAAGGTCGTCTTTGATATTGAAGCCTGCGTTAGTGACTGTCATTTTTTCGTCGCCGTTGACAGTCATGCTGATTTCAGCACTTGCACTATCTAACAAGTCATCTACTCTAACTTCAGTATTTCCTTCAAAAATTCTTTTTGTGATATCTTGGACAGTGTTATCATCTCTAAGTAGATAAACTTTACCGTCTGCTGTATTGATGGCTAATTCGCCGGATTCAAGTTGTGCTACACTAGGTTGATTACCAGCGACCGCACTTCGCTTGTGTCTAATTGTTGTTGCCATTATGGCTGCCTCCTATATAGGTAACGGGTCAGGTCCTAAGACGCCCAATTAAAAACGATAGAGATCGTTACTACTATTTATGAAGGAAAGTAAAGTAGTAGCTTAATTAAAAGCTACCACCGTCAATTGTGTCAGTCCAAACTGGAGTTGCATCACTACCACTTGTTACAGTAAGAATTTGGAAACTGTTACTTGCGTCACTTGTTCCTGCTGCTGGAGTAACTTGAATTGGATTTTGTGCATTACCATACAAAATACCGTCTGTAGTAAATGTGCTTGCACCCGTGCCTCCGTATTGCACTTCAAGGTCGGTTACAAGTGTCAGTGTGCCTGCATCAAGATTTGTAACAATAATTCTATTGTTAACAGCATCAAGCATTTCTGTGCTATCGTCTGCAAAAATACTACCTCTAAATCCTGCTGCGTCAAGTATACCAGTTACAAACAAGTCTTGATCGATTTGAACATTAGTTGTAAACGTGCTTGTTGTTTCACTTAGTCTAAGTTTTTCAACACTTGCACCTGCAATTCTTGTTGTAAACACCATGTCAAAATCTTCGTCACCAGTGGTAACATCAGTGCTTATAACATCTATTCTACCAGCAGTAACATAGTTGTTATTTGTAATTTCTTGTTCAAATGGTAGTCCTATGCCTGCGCCAACTGCTGCACCGCCTGTTTGGTTATGGTGAGCAAGTATAATTGGATCAACTATGTTATCCGCAGCACTATCTGATTCGTTGCTAATAATTTTAAAGCTATCAGTTGTTCTAATAGTGTTAGCTGGAATAAAGATTTCATCTGTGGCTTTTTCAGTAAGTTGTAATACATCATTTTCGTTACCACTGATATAACCTCTAACATGTAAGTTTCTTGCTATTCCTACACCGCCTGCTACTGTCACTGCACCAACATTGTATGCTGTGCTTTCAGTGGTGTTATCAAATTCTGTTAGAATTGAATCTTTAATACTTAATGTTGTTGGATCAAGTGTAATTCTCTCAACACCGTTTGTAAAGAATTCAAGTGTATCTTCGTCTGCGCCGGGTGAAGTTTCTGGACGAATAAATGTATCTTGATCTACATCTTTAACACCGCCTAATGTTCCCCAGTTAGCACCGTCATAACCTTCAAATGTCTCGTCTGTGGTATTGAAACGTATTTGTCCAATTGCTGCTGTTGAGTCGGCTCCACGTTGTGCTGTTGTTCCTACTGGAATCTGTAGTGTGCCAACACTGTTGAATATTACAATTTCACTGTTTACTTGGAATACACTGTCTGTTGACACAGCACCCATTGTAATAGTAGTTGCATCTCCAAATGCATTTACAGTTTGAACATTTGCATTCAGCAAGTTAAACGTATCAATTCGGTTTGTTGTAATATCACCACCGTCAACATTTAGATCTAAATCAATATCAACATTGTGTTTGATATTTGTAGTTCCGATACCAACTGCACCAATTGTTAAGTTTGTAGTGCCGCCGGCAAAGTTTAATATGTTAGCATTGTCATTTAACAAATTAAACGTAGTGCTTGTAGTTGTAATATCGCCGCCGTCTACTGCAAGATCAGCATCAATTTCTACATTGCCTAATACAGTTCCACCTGTGAGTTTGTTGAGATATCTATTTTCAACATAGTTTACAACTGCAACTTGTGTTGGAACAGTGTTAATGTCGCTTGCACCTGTGCTTGCTCTCAAATCTGAACTGTTGCTAACTTCTTTAAGTTCAACACCAACTGGAATACCAAAACGTTTAAATGGTCCAATACTTGCAATACCACTTAAACTAATTTCCTCTGCATTAAGTGTAATAGCACCAGTAAGTGCGTTTACGTTAAAGAAGTTACCAACTCTAAAGTTACCAATTTGGTCAACTGTTCCGCCTGCAAATACTTTACCGTTGTCTGTTTCTGTAATTTCGTTTTCTGCTATAGCACTACCGCCAAAGAACGGAAGTGCGTTATAAGTAACGCCAGCACCTACATATTCAAAAGCATGTCCTGATGTTGAAACAGTTGAAACGTTTTGCATACTACCAAGTGTGTTTTCTGCAACATATGTGATTTGTGGAAATACATCAAGTTCTGCTACACCACCATATGTTAAGTTTAATAACCTTATTGCTTCATCTTCAATTGCTTGTGCGTCTGCTAATACTAATTCACGCTTTGCGTTTGCACTAGTTTCTGCATTTGCTGCATAATCATGGTCAATTTCATTTGGTAAAACTGGATATATGCCTTGAGATATAACTTCGGCTATCTTAGTAACATTGTTTTCAATTGACAGTGTTGCACTTGATGTTCCACCTGTTGGATTATAGGTTTGTGTCAAACTATTGTCGTCACTTGCTACAACTTTTTGGTTTTGGCCAATCTTGCTCATTATGCTTGCAAGATGTTTGTAAGCAAATTCTGTAACTCCTTCTTGGTCAGCGTTACTACCTGCTGTAGTAATACCTGCAAGAATTGTTCCTGTATAGTATGCTTCTCCTGCTCTGCGAGTTTGTTTGTTACCACCATACATCATATCGTAAAGTGCAGCATCAATTATGTATTTTGTATCTCTTTCACACTTTGCAACATTGTAGCTAAATCCAATAATGTTATCTCTAATAAAGTCAATCACGCCTTGTTGTATTGTTGTATTTGCAGTTGAAAGTGCATCAAGTGCAATATTTGTTGACACTGTTACCCAACTTGTGTCAGGTTCTTGATCGTTTGGTGTGCTCAACAAGTTGCCTGCTGTAATAGCATCGATTGTAATGTTGAACAAGTTGTTAGAAGTTGTAGCTTCAGCACTTGTTCCATATGGTCCAACCAAAGACTGTGTTTCAGTGTTTCCTGCAGTTGGTGTTACTGTTATACCTTGAATTACTTGAGCAGCAACAGTTTTAACTCTTGTAATAGCATCAGCTGTTTCGTTTTCTTGTCCGTATACTTGACTATCTCCGTTAAGGAAATAGCTTCTTGCAGTTGCCAACGAACTTACATTTCCTGTATACAATAGATCGTGTGTTGTTGATTCAACAAGATATCCAATATCTCTGCGACATTTAGCTTGATCATAACTAAATCCATTTTGATTTGTATTGATATAATCAATTACACCTTGGACTAAATCAGCACTAGAGCTGTCGCCAGTTGATTGTATTAAATCTCTGCTTGCAATTCTTGTGGAAGACGCACCTGTTTCGTCAACAGCAGTTTCAGTTGGCAATATTTCAAGTGTGTTTGCCCTAACTACATCCTCTACAATAGTAGAAAGCACGTTGACTTGTGTAGCTTCAGTAGCACTTGCATTACCAGCACTTGTATTTTGTCCTGGATAAGTTCCAACAACAATCTGTTGTAAAATTACCCCTAGCTGATTAAGTGCGTCTGCTGTGCCATCTCTTTGATCATATGGTAACACACTTGCACTGCCTTCAAAGTAAGATCTTGCATTTTGAATACTTGCAAGGTTAGTGTTATACATAATATCATGACTTACTGCATCAACAATATATCCTGTGTCTCTTTCACATTTTGTTTGATCGTAAGTTAAATTTGGAAGATTTGTAGTAATCCAACTTATTAATTCACTTATAATAAATGTTCTATTATTTTGTAGTTGCAGTTGTGCATTATTTCTGTTTGCATTTCCAGAAGGATTAGGAAAACTCAATGCGTCTGCATTGCCTGTGCCGTTTTGTATAATGTCAATTATTTCATCAAATAATGCATTACAAATTGCAACACTTGCACTATCTGATGCAATTAAATTAGCAACTTCGCCTTTTAAATGTGTAATTGCTGCAATTGTTTGTGTTATTTGATCGCTAATAACATATGCGCTCACTGCTCTGTAGTAAGACAATCCTGCTGTGATACTGTTATAATTTGACCCTGTAATTAAATCATTGCAAACTGCATCTAGAATTAATTGTGTATCTCTAGCACACTTTGCACTGTCGTATACAAAGTATTGATTGTTAATGTATGCAATTGCTTCTTCTTGCAAGAATGCTTTGTTTTCTTGTAGCTGTCTAGCTGCATCAATAAGTTCTTGACTTGCTGGCACTGGTGCTGGATATGTTTGTCCTTCACTTGGCAGTGTTTGGTATTCGAGTAGTGTTAATACAGTATCAAAACCGTCTGTTACTCTAGTTGTAGCAGTTGTGTCAGTAGTTGTATATGTGAGTGCTAAACGTTTTGCTTCTCTAATTGCAAGTATAGTTGCAGGCAATTGGTCATCTTTCACTGTAGATGCATTTGCTCTAATGTATGCTTGTCCTGCTACAATAGCATTATGGTTTGTGTTTAATCTTGCATCTCTTACTACCGCATCAATAATTAAACCTGTGTCACGTTTACATTTTTCTCTATCGTATGTAAAGTTTGGATAATTTGCAAGGATCCAAGTTGTTGATGCAGCGGCAAAGTTATCTTGTTGACCAAATATAGAACCAAATGCTGTTTGCAAGCTGGCGTCTGCCCAGTCAGTGACTGCTCTATTTGTAGCAGGTAAACTGTCAAGATTACCCGCAGTCAAAACATCGATAATGATTTGTATTAAACTAGTTGCGCTGCCTACTTCTGTTGCACTTGCAGGGTCACCTGCTGTGTTTTGTATTTCGTTGTTTCCAGGACTTTTTGTTAATGCTGATTCTAAAAGAACGCCTGTTACAACACCTTGCAAATGTGTATATGCTTGTATTGTAGCAGTTGTTTCATCTGTGCTTCCTAATTGGCTTGAAGTTCCTACAAAATAACTGGTTGCAGTTTGTCTTGTAGCACTATTGCCTTCATATAAAATGTCGTATATTAAAGCATCAACAATGTATCCAACGTCTCTTTCACATTTGTCAGCATCATATGTTAATGTTGGATTTTGTTGATTTACATAAGCTCTTACTTCTTTTTTAATAAAAGTTCTGTTTGCAATAAGCTGATTTCTTGCGTTTATTCTGTTTGTAATTACACCAGTTGGTAATGGATATGTAATTGCATCAGCATTAGTGATATTACCAATTGTAATTTCTTTAATTACAGTATCTTGAATAGTTGTTTTTGCATTTTTCCAACTATTAACATCAGTTTGAATACCTGCTGCTGCCCATGTGTATGTTGGTTCAACAAGTGCTGGCATGCCGCTAACACTATTTGCTGTAATTACATCAGCAATAATTTTTACTAAACCTTCTGCATCATCTACTTCATCTGAACTTCCTAAATTTCCTGTAGTAGTTTGTCCAGGATAGTTTTCAATAACAATTTGACTTACAATATTACTTGCTAAGTTGTTATATGCAGCCGCAGTAATTGCTCTTTGACTTTCTGGTAGCTGGCTTGTTGTGCCTTCAAAATATGCATCTGCTGCTCTGCGGGTTGCAAAGTTGCCTCCGTATTGAATGTCAAAACTTATTGCATCTACAATGTATTTTGTATCTCTTGTGCATTTTAATGTATCATAAACAAAAGTAGGATAATTAGCTGAAATCCACGCATTTACTTCGCTTGCAATAAAATCTCTGTTTGCTTGTAATAGAATTCTTGAATTTGTTGCGCTACCGTTTGTTCCTGGATCTGTCCAAGTAATAGTGTCTGCTGAAACATCTGTGCTGACTTGACCATTCTCTAAAATATCTAAAATTTCATCAAACGCTGCATCTGATCTTGCTTCAGCAGTCGCATTTGACATGTAAGTGCCAGTTGCAAGTGTTTTCATATATTGATAAGATGCTTTTGTCTGTTCAAACTGAGCACTCAAAACGTATGCACTATTTGCACGTTGATATGATAATCCTGTAGTAACAGCATTGTAATTTGTTCCAAGTGCTACATCAAATGCAACACTATCAACAATATAACCAACATCTCTTCTACAAGTAGCAGAGTTATAAGCTCTACCTGTAATAATGTCAATAACTTCGTCCCATGCTGCTGTAACTCGTGTTGTTGCTGTTGAATCAGCAGATACATCAGATAATGCTAATGTTAATCCTTTAAGGTAGTTGTAAGCAGCTACCGTTACAGTAGTTTGAGATCCTGTAGTTGAAGAAGTAGTGTTATAAACATCAGCACTTGCTCTTGCATATGCAAGTCCTGCTGTAACACTATTATAGTTTGTTCCGAGAACAGTGTCGTATGCAACTGCTTCGGTTATAAGTCTTACATCTCTTTCGCATTTTTCTTGATCGTATGACAAGTTTGTAAATTGTTCTGCAATGTATTTTATTGTTTCTTCTACAATAAAATCTTTGTTTGCAATAATAGCATCTTTTGCAGCAACAGCACCTGGGCTACTTGCATTTGTATCATCGTATACAATATCAGGTGCAGCACTACTGTCTTCGTTTGCAATAAAGTTTGTAATGATTGCAGTTTTTTCAATTACATCGTATCTATACTGTTCATTTGCAGGATCACTGTCAGGAATACGTGCAAGTATTTCGTCTCTAGTTGCTTCAATTCCGTATATAGTAGGCGCCAACTGTTGGTTAAGAACTTTTGCACTATTTGCTCTAAGATAGCTTCTACCTGCTGCGATACTTTGATAATTAGTTCCTAGTGCAACATCACCCATAATTGCATCAATTATTCTTGCAACATCTCTTCTACAAACAGTTTCGTCATATATAAACGGCTGTTGTGTGATATTGTTGCCAGTTACATAATATACTGTTGAGTCGCCTTCAAACTTTATAATACTACCGGTTTGTGGAATATCACGCAAACTGTTCACTTCTATAGTTTGGTTTTTAATAAGGTTAGCTGTTGCAGTTGCTAGTGAACTAAATCCGCCACCCACGAGTGTGATAGTTGGCACACTTCTATATCCGCTACCAGGATCGTCAACTGTAATACTTGTTACTTCTCCTCGCAACAAATCAACACTTGCTGTGCCTTGTGCAGTAGTTCCTCCTGGTTCTTCGGGTGGATCAAATACTACTGTAGGTGTTCCTGTGTATCCAGCACCTGTGCTGTTTACAGTTACACTACCTACATTTGATGTATATGTTTGTGATGGTCTTGCAGTTGTATATACTTTGTCAAACAATCCATCAGCAATAATACCATATGTGCCAAAGTCGCTAACTGAGTTTGAAATTGATAAGTAGCCACCTTTTGTAGCCATAAATCCAATACGGGTGAAAACTGTAAAGCAGCTAACAATCTGTGTATAGCCAAAGTTTGTAATATGGAAACCAATACCACCTTGAGCAATTTGCGTAAAGGCATCAGCAACGAAACTGAACACCAAAGAACGTTGATCATAATCATTACCATCAACCAACATACCATTGCCGCCGCCGTTAGTATTAACACGTTTTGCAAGTGGAACATTTGGATCGTTTTCTATTGGTCTTGCTCCTGCTGGAACACCTTCGATTTGTTCTGTAACAAAAGGAGTAAACTCTGTTCCATCGTTTAACCAAGGACCGTTCATGTTTGTGCAGTTTTGAACATATGGAGATACAGTTACTAATGCACCTTCTCTAATTCTTGCACACCAACCTGGATCTCTCAAACCACGAAATGTTACTTGGAATATATAACAAGCATTATCCATTAAGAAAATATCTTTAGTAGGATTGTTTGGATAAATTTGACAGTTACGTAAACTATCACCTCTAACAGTCATACGCTCTTTTAACGTAATTGGATTGTCTTCGTAAAAATCGCCTGGTGCAAGTTGAATAGTTGCACCTGCTGGTGCTGCTTCAACTGCTGACTTAATTGTTCTTTTGGCTCTTGATGCGCCTGCACCTTTACCATCGTTGTCATCGCTACCTTCTAAAGAAACATAGTATATAAGATTGTTAGTTGGACCTGAGCTTGATCCAGTAACTTTCAAGTCACCTGCAACTTTCACTGTTCCTGTGGACGGTGTAAGTTCAATCGTGCCGTCATTGTTAATGATCAACTCGTTGTTGTCAATTTTTCTCTGATATATACTCTGTTTCTTTACGTATTCCATTTATACTTCCAAATAACTTATAGTTGCGCTCAATCTATTTGAGTCAGGGCTATTCAAGACTACAGAGTCTCCTTCCTCTAAAATTAGACGTTCAGTGTTAAACGAAAATGTTTCCTGAGCTGGCATATCAATTGTATTCAATACTTTGTTAGCGTTGCTTTTTGAACTACCACTTGGTATCACATGCATGTTAAAACTACTATTAAAACTTACATCACTTGTTGTAGCGTAGTTGCACACTACTATTGTTGTAATTGCATATTTTTTGCCAGCAGGGACTAACAGTATCGTTGTGTCTGTTGCTAATATTAGGTTACTGTTAATTGCCATTTGCTTTTCCTTTAAAATATAATACTATACAATAGTGCTTTGTTTCTACTAATAATTTCGTCTTGCGTTGAGTTTTCGTTTATAAAATATATACCAGTTCCTCCGTCTGCTTCGGTTTTTGCGTAAATTTTTACGCCATCACTTGGTGCTACTGGATCTGTAATTTTTGGAAACAGAGCCGGAGTGCCAAATTCAACACTACCTGTTCCAGTGCCTTCTATAACAACGTTTGAGTTTAAGTTTATAGTTGAAATTCTATTTGTTTCAATTTTAACTTCTAATAACTCTATACTTGCTTGATAAAATTTTGCAACTTCACTGCTATCTACAGTAATCATTGCTAAACTTTGACTACTGGTTTCGTCTTGATCAGCAACAGATACAGTTGTATCTCCGCTTTCAATTGTATCAGTAAAGTTATAGGCGTTGTATGCTTTTACATAATCTTTTACTGCTCTAATGTTTGGAATAGCATCATCGTCATATGGAGCAGAAAGTCTATCTTCTAAGTTTACATTTGGAGTTATGTCATCTCCACTATAAGGCCATAGTTGTTTCTCATAAGATACTGTTCCTCTAACAGAAACAACATTTTGTCCTTCGCCTAGTAAAACTAAATCGTCATCAGCAAACGTTCCGACAAAATTGGTAAAAATACCTATTGTTTGATTATTGTTGTCTTTAAATACCCAACCACCTTTGTTAGCATCAACACCTCCAGTTCTTGAATCATACCAAGTAACATCTTCGTCATACAAAAGTTTTGCATCTGGAAAATTACCTCGATCGATTATAAATCCTGCTGTGTTTAATGTAACACCATTTCCGGTTTCACCATTGTTAAGGACAATTACATTATCTGTGATATTTAAATCTTGGCTATCTAAAGTTGTTGTAGTGCCAACTACGTTTAAATTGCCGTAAAAATTAAATGTTCCTGTGGTCGCAGGAGTAAGTCCGTCTCCAGCACGGAAATCTACAGTTCCACCATCATTAATTTTTACTCGATACAGATCAACGTTGTATTCACTTATCTTGGCGCTAGGCATTTAAGTAACTCCTAACTTATGCCTGGCGAGGTAATGCTACACTAAGAGTCGTATTAGGGTTGTTACTATCTTCTAAAGCACTTGCGTCATAACCAATGTTATAAATTGCTCCGTCTCCTGTAGTCACAGTTGCCGCTCCGCCGCTGCCTTCTAATTGCACAGTTCTATTGCGTAATTTTGTTACTTGATAAACTGTTGAATCTGAACCTACAGCATCGATTCTAAATTCGCCTGCACTCATTGCACCGTTTGCTTTGTTTACAAGTGTCATTATTTCGTCGCTTGCTGCTGATCCTGCTGCTGGTGAAAAAGTTCCTGTTGCATCAGAATCTAGTCTGATCATGAATTTTGCATCTCCAACTTGTTTTACAATGTGTGCTGCTGTTGTTGCTTCTGACCCGCCTGTAAAATAGTGGCGACTTACTGCGATACGGCCTGACCCGTATCCGATTTTATCTTTATTAATTGGACGTCCCATTTTTTTCTCCTTTTGACGTTCTAGGTCTACGCGGGTGGGTCCGCATAAGTCCTCATCGAGAGGCTCTCCTCTTGACACATGTATTTAGCCTTTTTGTAAAAATGGGTTATTATGTGTCATGTTCTAATACAACCGCCCAACATCTACCATTTTGCAGTTCGTATGTAAACAAAACTTTATCACCTATTTTAAATTTTTTTTCTGTGTTTTTAAATAAAACATCTTGTCTAGATTGTCCAAACTCTTTAGGTCTAATACTTCCTGTGTTGCCAGTAAATTTGTATACTTGTCCTTTAAACATTGCGATTCTCCTTGCAGTATTTACTCAATAAAATAGGCCCCGTAGGGCCTATTTGTTAAGTTTTTAAAGTTTGTATAACTTAGCTGAAGCTTAGGTTTGCAGTTGTTACTGCAACTTTGCTTAGGTAATCAGCTGCGTTACCAAGAGACGAAGCTGTGTTGTTTAACTCAACATATCCGTAACGAGTCATAAATGATACAACTGGCTCGAATGTGTCTGGGTCAAGCACAACACCACTGCTCATCAATGGAATGTATGGGCAGTAGAACGCTGCTGCGTCTGATTCGCTTGTGCCTTTGTAGCCAACAAGAACATCATCTGAAGATGCATATGTGTTTACATATACTTTCATTGCGTTGTTCAATGTTCCAACTAGTTTTGTGTTAGTTGGTGCTTCAAAAGTTCCTTCAGTTGTTCTTGCGAAAGCTGAAGTTGTTGCTGATTGCAGGATTGTCAATACAGTTGGTGAAACAACAGCCCAGTTACCTGCGCCTCTGCGTGTGCGCTGAGCAATTAGGTTTGACACTTTGTTGATTTGAACTGCAAGAGCTGCATGTTCGTCGCCAACAAATGTTGCTGTCCCTGATACACCTGCTTGGTTGTATGTTTCAGCTGCTGAGCCTGCCAATGATGTTAGGCTTGCAATTACTTCTTGGTCGATTTCAGCAGTAATCTCTTGAGCAAGTGCTGCCATGATTTCTGCTTCTACGTCGATACCATGCTGTGACTGAGCGTCTTGAGCTGCTTCGAATGTCCAACGTGCGCTTAGTTTGCGTGATTTGGCTTCGACTGTTTGCTTCAAGATTTGGATGCTTAGTCTGTTACCAGCTGCACCTTCAAGTGCAGATGTAGCTGCTGCTTTATCATCAGCTGCACCAGAATAACCTTCAGCAATTTTGAATGGGCTAAGAGCTTCATCGCCTGCTGCGGCATCTGTTCCACTTGTTGAGTTGAATGCGTCTGCATAACGAACTCTCAATGTGTGGATTTGACCAACTGGACCAGTCATTGGCTGAACGCCGACCAACTCGTTAGCAATAACGGTTGGCATAACACGTCTGATCACTGGGAGGATCACACGGTTTAATGTTGCGACATTACCAGCAGAAGTAGCACCAGCTGTTGCAGTCTCCATCAAATGCTTACGAGTATTTTCAAGAGTTGTTTCCATAACAGCTTTTTTGTTGCCTTTTAGGCCTTCAGTCAAGGCACTTTTTGTCTCCTGCCAGCGACTTTCTAATAGTTCTGACATTTTCTTCTCCTTATATTCCAGCCAAGCGTTTAATGTCTACGACATTGTGATCGCTTGGTGAGTTAGAACTTTGTGTTTCTTTATTGCCTGTAATTTCTTTTGCCTCTGTAAGCTGTGCCTTCTGCTTTGCTGGACTATTGCCATCAATTACTGATGGAAGATACTTATCAAATGCAGAACGTAGTTTTGCAGTTTGAACTGATTCCAGTAAGTCTGTCATAATGTCTTTTTGGTCCTTGCTTAAAGGTCCAATAAGTTCGTTCATTACTTTTGAACGTTCTTGTGCTTCGACTAGACGCTTAACCTCTGCATCTCTTGCTTCTGCAATAGTTTTAGCTTTTATTGCTAATTCTTTTGCTTCTGCAATTTGTTTGTCTTTCGCATCAACAACTTTCAATAACTTTTTGGCTTCTGATTTTTCGTTTAGGTGTGAACCCATGTATTCATTAGCAAATGCTTCAAAAATCTTTCTACCAAAATCATTTTGACGTGCTGCGTCAATATCTTCTTTAAGTTGACTAATTTCTCCACGTAGGGCTGAGTCAACTGTTTCAGAGATTGCTTTAGCACTTCTTTCGATAAAGTTTTTGCGGACTTTATCGAAGTGTGCCTTACCTTCGCGCACTAGGCGCACTTTTGTTTCAGCAAGGTCTTTTTTGTCTTCATTAAACTCTGCAATTTCTTTTGCAAGTTGTTCAACAACAAATTCTTCAAGCACGGTAAACTTGTTAGCCATAGCTTTTTGATCTTCGTGTAGTTCTCCGACCTCTTTAGCTAATGTTTCTGTTACAAACTTATTCATCAAGTTTGCATTTTCTTTCATAGCTACTGCATATTTTGCTTTTTGTTCAGCAAGTTGCTTACGGTCTTCTGCAAACTCAGCCATTTCTTCAGTTAACTTTTCAGTTACCATAGTATCAATAGCTTCAATCATCACACCTTTATCGTGCTCATATTTTTTTGCAAATTCCTCACGAAGTTCACTAGTAACAGCAAGGCGGTTTTCTTCCACTTTACTATTCCACGCTTCTTCAATTTCTTGTTTCATTGCTTCTGAAATTACATCGCTTTCTAAAAGGGATTTTAGTGCTTCCATTATTTTCTCCTTTATTGGAGCCTGCTTATTATGTTTAATAAGCTCTCTGCAATATATTTTTGTGCCTTTGGATCGCCTTGAACTTCTCTACTTGTGAGAAATGCCTTATATCCACCTCTTTCATTCATGAGTTGTTCGTAAATTGGAGTTGGATATGCACCAGGGGCGCTGGGCTGAGCCACAACGTCCACAGTGATTATTTCAAAACCTTGGACATTACCTTGGTTATCAACTTCACCACTACCTCTCGATGAAACACCTAATTTTACTCCGCTTTCAAGCATTGTTTTAACTAGTTGTCCCATCGGAGTTGGTAAAATTTTCAACTTACCATAACCGTTTGGGCCATCCATCCACATATCTGTGATCATATGGCTTACACGATCTAAGTTAATATTAAGTCCTTCAGGATGATCGACTTCACCGCACACTGAGTATCCGTTAGCTATCTGCTCATTGAGCGTGGTGACAGCCCTGCCAATTTCTTCTACCGGATAGACACGCTTATTTGCGTTAAGAACTCCACCCTGGATAAAGATGCCTTTCATGTGCAAATCTTTACCGCCTGTATCGTTTTCAGCAGACTCAACGACCATTCTAGCTTGGTCAAAACTCAGACATTCAGTTAATCGAAACATCTAAACTCCTTAACTTATCAGCCACCCATTACAGGTTTTTTGTTGGCTGCTTCTCCAGCTTTCGCTGGGCTTTGCGACTTCATTGATTTTGAAGCCTTACCGCCTGGAGTGTTAACATTCCCTGCGCTATCTTCTTTTGGTGCTGCTGCGCCTGTTCCGCCTTTTTCATCAGCTGAACCTTGTGCGATATTTGCAGATGTTCCGCCCATATCGTTTTTACCTGCTACTGCTGATTTTGTGCCGTTTGTGCCAGTATCACCCATTTTTGGTGTGATTTTTTCTACATACTCACGCATTTGTTCGCTTGCTGTTTTTGCCTCTTTTGACTCTTCAACTTCTTCGTCAGCTGCTTCTTCAACTTCTTCGTCAGCTGCTTCTTCAACTTCTTCGTCATCTGCTTCGAATGCCATTGCTTCTTCTTCTGGCTCTTCGTCGCCTGGCTCTTCGTCGCCTGGCTCTTCGTCACCCATCATTTTTTCAAATTCTGCTTTTAATGCTTCTAGTGCATCTTCTAGATCAGCCATTGCTTCTTCTGGACCTTCGGCTTCTTCGTCGTCGTCGCCTTCGTCGTCCATATCCATGTCGCCTTCGTCGCCACCTTCAATGTCACCTATCATGTCCATTGCTGGATCTGCTTCCATTTCTGGCTCATCTAGTCCAAACATTTCGTCTAGATCGTCATCTTCTGACTCGTCAACTTCTTCATCAGTTGCTTCATCTAGATCGTCATCTTCTGACTCGTCTACTTCTTCGTCAGTTGCTTCATCTACTTCTTCATCTGTAGTCTCTTCAACTTCTTCGTCAGCTTCGTCTAAAATGTTTTGATAAATTTCTCTTGATTTTTCTACAACGATTTCGTGGAATAGTGCTTCTGCGCCATCACGGTCCTCGTTAACTAGTTTTTCGAGCATTTCCTCGAATTTTGTTTGATCAGTCATGTCATTCTCCTTTATTGTCAAGGCTGTCAGTTATATTTACACTTTATAGGAAAATATACGCAGAAATGGGCTCAAACGAGCCTATTTTGTGCGCACTTATGATAATTTTAAAGATTTTTTAAATTTTTCTATAGTAATGTGTCTTAAATTATCGTGTCCTTCTAAACTTTTTGGAGTAAAAAATCCTTCTTCAGGAACTACTCTTATATATCTAATTTTTGGATTTTTTTGAATTACACTTGCTGTTTGTCTTTCCCAATTTCCAAAATAAGTTGCTCTATCATTGATGTTTTTATAGTTTTCGGTGCCAGCATACATATTGTTTACCAATTCATTTCTAATACCTATGCCTTGATAGTCAAAACCAAGAATGTATATTTCTTTGGGTTTTTGTTGACTTGCAAAGTTCAATGCAGTAGGTCCACTGCTCCAACCAAGATTAGGTTGAAATAGGTTTATATTTTGCACACTTCTACTATACTTGTTAGGATTTGTCCATACTGGATACTTGTGTTGATAACCGTTAGTTGATATTTCCCTAATCATTCTTGTATCAACTGCTACCAAATAATCAGGAATAAACTCTCTATACAAAGCATTACAACCATAAATTGTGCCAAGCGGGCGTAGTTCTTCTAAAATTATGCCTTTTCTACTGGTTCCATTGCCTAATACAAAACAAGTGTCATTTTGTTTTATTTGATCACTAGGACCTGGGCTTATAGGTGGCGGAGGAGGTTTAGGTAATTCTCTTACCCGTGCATGAAGTTTAGCTGCTTGATTTATAGCTGCTTTCTCTTCTTTTTTTCTTGCTTTTCTTTGAGCTTTAGTTTCGCCAGGAATATATACTTTGGGCAATAATTGACTCCTATGCTACTGCTTCTTCACCACCTTGAGCAGCTAGTCCATACATTGCCCTAACATATAGTAAGTCTTTTTCAGCTTCTCTTTTATGAGCATCGTCTGCCCTACGTGCCCTGTTTATATCTTTTAGCGTGAGTCTAGTTTTTCTTGTATCATCCATTGAAATTGGTGTTTCATCGTCGTCGGCGATGTATCTCTGGTCCTCTTTGGGTTCCATAGTCTGTTTATCAAAATAATATAACTCACGTAGTATCATAGTATTATTTATGCCTCTGTTGCAGTATCGTCTGCTCCTACCGCAGTTTCGTCACCTCCAGCTGCAATATCGTCAGTTTCTACTTCATCTCCTGCTGTAGCTTCTAAATCATTATTGATGTCGCTTCCGGTGATACCTGCATCTCTTAATTGTGCTGCCGCATCAACATCACCTGCATTAAAGTATTCGTCGTTTTCTTCACGCCACAGTCTTTCGTTTTCTGCAATTTCCTCTTTGCTCAATCCTAAGAAACGTCCAAGAGCAAATCTATTGGAAATAAACGGAATTTGTTGCATTTGTGCAAAAGTTGATATTCTGTTGTTATCAAGTTCAGCTTGTCTATAGCTTGCAAAGTTTTGCGGAGGTTGCAGTTTTAGATCAAACATAGCAACATCGACATTGATACCTTTCTTATTGAGATACAGTTTGAATTCATTGTTAAAAACATCAGTAATCATGCTTTGCAAGCGTTCGCAATAATTGTTGAAACGCAATTCTTGAATATACGCTGTGCCCACTCTACCATCATTGTATTGGCTTGCACTGTCATCTGCGCCAGTTGGCAAGTAGCTCGAAGGAATACGCAAGCCACGTAGTAATTTGTTTGTAAAATACTTTAAATCGTCAATTTCTCCCAGATTTGTTCCGCCTGGTAGTGTTTCAACCTTACTGCCGCGGCCTTCAGCAGTTTGAGGAAAGAAGTAGTCTTCGTTAATTGATAGCGGGTTGTAACTGCTGTCTATGACTGTTTGGCCACCGCCTGTCTTGGATGGGATTCTTCTTTGATGAATTTCCGTTTTTACACGCTCCACAAACTGCATAGCAAGGTGTGATGGCATGTTGCCCACATCAACGTAGAATACTCTGCGCTCAGGCGCACGTTGGACACGATAGATAATAATCGCATCTTCAAGCAGTTCTTTTTGCTTGTATACTTTGAAAATACTTTCTAGCAAACTGTTGCCAAAAGGAAAGTTTTGGTCTAATCCTTCGCTCATTGACAAGTGAACCACATGTTGTGCATCAACTGCTGTTTCATTTGCTTCGTTGCCAAATCTACTGTTGTTGCTGTCAGGTGTTCTTCCTGTCATATATTTTTGATCAAGTGTTTGATAGCCAGCGCCGCCGCCTGGGCCATATGCTTGATTTGTGTTGATTTTTGTTGCACTCAGTGCTTCAAAGGCAATGTTAATGTCTTTGACAATATACTGTTCTGGACGTTTGCCTTGTGATTCGTTAACAATAATTTTAGTTACATTGGCTGGATCAACATGAAACCACTTTTGTGTTTCTGGATCTCTAATAAAGAACTGATCGCCAAACTTAAACACGTTTCTAATAATTTTAAAGATACGCTTTTCAAATTCTTGTATCTTGCACCACTGTTTAAGATACTGGCCAATTACTTGAACTTCAGTGTTGGTTGGTGCTTTGCTGAATACCAGTTTAAATGGAGTTTGATTTTCTTTGTTTTTCTGCGAACAGAACTCTGCAAGTATGTCAAGAGCAGCATTTACTTCACTGTCGTTGTCCATGGTGTTGTATTGACCATAGCGTTCAATACGGTTTGGTGAACCAACATAAACATCTGGTAAGTGAGAACTGTAGTTTGCTGCTGCTGGACCTACGCCTTGGCCTTTGTTAAAGCTAAAAGGCGAATAGCTACCGCCAACATTCATACTTGTGGCTACTGGAGTAAAGTGTTTCTTCCAACTCATACTGTTAACGCTCCTTTCAAGAAGTCGTTGCTAATTCCGCGAACCCCGCGGTTGGTTTGATTTGTTGCTGCGAGTAATTGCATGGTAGTAGTATTTAACCGATTTATGGCAGCAACCACATCAGACTGACGAGTCATATTAGCTTCGCCTGCTGGTATAATCTGTTCTCCTCTATGCACAAACTGTAATCCATCTTTTTGTTCAAACGGATTTCCAGTTGCTCTTAATGTGCCAACTCTTTTGTTTGGTAATGCTGCATTTAGTTGTCCTAATAGTTCTAACGCTTCATTAGAAATTGTTCCTTGTTGATTTTGTATTCTCAATTCATCCAATGCTCTGCTTAAATCGCCAACAGTTCTATTGTTACTCCACGAATTTTGGACGTTGCCAGCCCAGAACCCAGTGTCTAAGCCGCTTGCTGCGAATATCTTATTTACTAATTCTTGTCCACCCACTTCATTAACATCTGTTAATCCGTATAATCCAAATTTAGCAAGATCGTCAAAATTTAATAGTCCATCTCCTTGAATGTCATTTAATATAGTTTCTGCTCCAGCACTATCGGGTGTACCAGTAACTGATGTTCTTTTACCTTCTCCGGTAACAGCTTTTACCGCAGCACTTACTGCTGTGCTAATTAATGTTGGTATCTTTTCATTTATAATATCTAAAATTGAATTTGTCAAGTCTGTGACTAGTGAGGTTAATTTTTGTGTAAACGTTTCACCTGGAGACATACCAAGCCAGTCACGCAGACTGGTTTCTACAGTATCCATTGCATTTGATATAGCATCTGACATTGCTTGTATTACAGTATTGTTCTTCATAAAATCACTAAAGGCAGTGCTTACACTAGAAATTACACCTTGATCAGAAAAAATACTTGAAATTGCATCATTAATTTTTGTAATAAACCCTTGATCGCTTGTTAAGTCTGTGAATATTTTAGTTACTGCATTACTGATGTTTGTTATAAAACCTTGATCGCTTGTTAGGTTTGTAAAAATGTCAGTGACACTTTTTGTTACATCACTTATAAATGTTCCGTCTGCTGTTAGTTTTTCGTATACACCTTTAATACTATCACTGATACTAGTTAAAAAATTACTTGCACCGTCTCCGCTAAATGCATTTGCTATACCGTCTGTGATTTTTTTAAGTATGCCGCCAGCTCGTTGTCCTCTGTTTGGACCTCCAGGTTCACTTTCAATAGGACCTAACAAATAGTCAGCAATAGCATTACCTGCTTCTGTGACTTTCATTTTCAAAAATTCTAAAGGTGTTCCGCCTTCTGCACTAAAGTTATTAAAATCATCTATAAATGCTTGTAACGGTTGAGTAATATTTTCAACAAACCATGTATCAATTGTTGTTGTAAAATTTTTAATGCCTTCGCTTGCATTAGCAAAAGCACCGCTTTCACCTTGTTCGCCAAACAATTGTTTGAATGTCTCAGACAGGCTGTTGCCAATTCTTTTCAAAGATTCAAACGTTTCACTGTTCAAAAATTCCTCTAAGATAAATGATGACAATCTTGATATTGCATCTGAAAATCCTGCAAACAATTCTGTTAGTTTATTACGTTGTTCTTGTTCTTTTTCAGCTGCATCAGGATCAATGTTTGCCATTGCTCTAAAGGCAGGCATCGCATCAAACAGTGCAGCCAAAGGACTACCTTGTGCTCTCAATGCTCTAATCTGTGCTGGATCCATTGCTGCAACAGTATTACCAATAAGAGGACCAAGTTGCTGCATGTTTCTTAGGAATTCAGTATTGCTCATACCTTCCATGTTTCTAATCAAGTTAACCATTTGTTGACCAGCAGCACTTTGACTCAAACCTATTTCTAATTGGCTACCACGCAATCCACTTGCCATGTCCATGATGTCGCCAGTAAAGCCTGGTAAGAAACTTGCAAGACTTGCCATGTTGCGTTC